ACTCCTGTACAGCACATGTTGGTACGTTAGTTACATTCTTAATCATACCTGTAATCATGTCTTCTAGTGTCCCAGAGAGGGCATCTGTTACCTTTGATGCAAGACAATCAAACCCACTGAACATTGCTCCTGTTGGTTCAACTAATCCTTCTTGTAAACTTGTAATCTTTGCAACTGCAGCAATTTGAGGTAATCCAGCAGCTGCATATTCTGCAAAAGTTTTTGTTGCAATACCAGATAAACCACCTTTCACATAATCAACAAGTCCATCAGATAAAGCATTTGTAATTTGACCTGTGAATGCTGTACTTGCATTTGCTATCTCACTTACAACTCCTTGAATTTCACTTGATAGATTTAAACCTGCACCATCAATCGCAGTAACTTTATTAAAGAAATTTTTCAAACTTACATCGACATTATCAAAGAAATTATTCTTACATGGATCAGCACCTGATAATAGTTTACCTATATTTGGTGATAAAGGTTCAACACATTTTTTATATGGTTTTTTATATTCTTCTAACTGCTTTAATCTTTTTACTTGATCACTTATTGAAAATTTATCAAGTTGTTCTTGACTTAATGGATTGACATTTGCTAAATCTGGAAATGCAGACTTGACATCAGAAATAGCACCCTCCCAACCTGGAGGGTTTAACTCTATCATTTTTTTATATGCAGAGATTTGTTCTTCTGATAGTGAAAGTTGTGCTGCAGTCATTATAAGAGTTTTATCCTATACTTATTTATTAGAAGAATTCAAAGTTCCCTTCGACCTCTTCAACCACTTCCTTAAATGGTTTTTTAATTGCATTTAATTGTGAAGGAAGATTAGGATCAAGTCCCATCTTATTTAATGCATTTATGGGTGTATTTCTACCAATTCCAGCACCTTTTTGAACTCCTTTACATGTTTTAAGACCTGGTGTACTTACATTATCATTTTCATTAAACTCTTGACCACCGAGTAAACCTTCAACTGTACCTTCAGTAAATCCTCTTTTTTGAGCGAATTTACCATCACCCATTTCATCACTTTTTGTTCTTGGCAAAACACCATCAATAATTGGTGCTTGATCATCATCGGCAAGAAATCTACCAATCACTGTATCACCTTGGGATATTCTTGGTGTTTGCATCATTTCTCTCGCACCACTACCAGCAGTCGCTGGTAATAAAACCATTGCATAGATTACATCCTTATCTTCAATACCATCTTGTTCAGAGTAATCTCCCATGATGCGAACTTTATATCTCCATCCCCATCCTTGACCAGTTACCTGATCTGCTTGACTATCAAATGCTACAACTTTTCCTATCCAAGTATTATCTTTCATTTTTTACTCGTATGTAATCCATAAGTATCACGAACAAGTGTGAGTGATGTCACAGATTTCGTAGTGTCAAAGAAATGACATAAATGTAGTATAAGATATTTACCACTTTGACGTTTATCAACTCCTTCACTACACTTCTCATTTTCTAAACTCTCTATCTCAACTTTAATCACATCTCCAGCTCTTAATTCTAAATTACATGGCACCATCATTTGTAAAATCTGTGAATGTAATATATTATATCTCATTGTAGATTTCGCTTGCCATTCAGCTGGACTATTATTAATTGATGTACTTACTCCAACCTTTAAACTTCCAATATCCAAGATGTGTTTATTTGTTCTAATATAACCTGTTAACTCATCATCTACTTCTACACTATTACCTAATGCTTGATCAATACCACCTTTATCATTTATCTTATAGATTCTCTCTGCATACTCTTTATTAAATGGGTTAAAAAATATATTACGACTTGCATAGGTTCCAGATTCAAGTGCTGTTACTACGTTTTGATCTTTGATAAAATTTGGTTGCTTTAATATTTTAAAATCATTATCATCACCTTTTTGATCTGCTCTGAAAGAACCATTATAAACATAAACCTGTTTTGGTTCTTGTGATACCAATGAATTAACAGACTTAAAATTAAATCCATCTTGAGTTTCATAGAAAAAGAAACCAGGATCACCTTTTACAGGAACCGCTTTTCTTGCAAGATCCGTAATTATTTCAAATGGACTCTTTCCTTTACCAGTAAAATCATACATGTTCTTTGTTGCTTCAACATCAAAGAAATCATAATCAACACCTAATTTTCTTTTTAAAATTATAATGACTGCATCACCTATCGTCACGTTACTATACTTGTCATGAACAGCAGTTGTTTTATTTTTCATCTCCCATTTGGATACAAGATCAAGAAAAACTGCTTCACGATTTGATTCTCTACCAGTTTGTGGACTACCTTTCACCTTCATTCCTGAATTTGCACTCTTTCTATTAAAATCTAAAGTTCCATATTTTGATTGAATTTTAAATCTTACATCTTCATTACCACTTATTTCTAATTGGTTCTTTGTAGATTCTGCAGAATCAATGTATATTACCTTTGCAGTTACAACAGGTGAATACAAACTCTCATAGTAACTAAAACTTGTTACCTTTCCATTAACACTTTTGGTTACAGTTTTTCCTTGACTACCCTGTCCAGTTTTTTTCTTTGTACGAGAGATTGTGATCTCTTCATACTTTGATGCTGCATTTGCACTAGCCATTATGCGACTCCTCCCACTGGCATTGGATCTAATACTGGAACATTTTTCTCAACAGTTTTAGTCATAACAATAATTTTTTGTTTCTGTGATGAACCATTTGTTGTCTTTGATTTTATTGTATCTATTCTATTACTTTGATCATTTGATTTAATAATCAATGTAGGACTCATTATATTAAGTTGTTTCTCATAGTTCTCAATTTTCTTGTTAACTCCATTTAATTTAGAGGTATCACCTGATTGTATGTATTCATTTTTTCTTACATAAGCATCAGCAAGGTTTTTTTCTATTCGAGATTTATCTAATGTACCTTCTGTTACTTTAAATCTTTTACGATCCTCTTCAGATAAAACTCCAACACCATCTCTTTCAGTTGAATCTAATTGTATGTCTGAACCAGAACCTTCAGCAATAGTAGTTTTTTTATCTGCTGGATCTTTTCCTATCTTTGTATTATTTTCTTTACCAATTGATTTATTGAATTCTTTGTTTTCATTTACATTATCAGACCCACTTGATTCTTCTTGAGATGCTTCTCCACCAAACTCTTCAGTTTCTTTATCAACAACATCAAGATTTTTATTTAATAATTCTACCTCTTTGTTTATTTCTTCTTTTCTTTTATCTTGGTCATCAAAATTAACACCAGTAAAAAATTCAGTTATGTTTTTGAGTCCAGTGCCAACTATTTGTAATGTTTTAAATGCAAAATTAATTAAATTCTTATTGCGTTCTTTCCACTCTTTAAATTGTTCTATAAGACCAGGCAAAGCAGTAATTAATTGACCTATTAAAATAGTTGCACCAAATTGTATAACTTTATCAAAAAATCCTTGGACACCCTTTGCTGCACTCTTTACAGCTTCACCTGCTTTTTTAATTGGTGATCTTTTCGTTGTTAACTTATCTTCCTTTTCTTTTATCTTCTGTTGCTGTACTTGTTTTTCAAGAAGAGATTTTTTCTCACTACTAATTTCTTCTAGTGTTTTATTTGCATCAAGAAGAGCACTACGAAGATTCGTAACATTTATTTTTAATGACTTTACTTTTTCTTTTTGCATATCAGATCGCTATTTTATATTTTTCTTTTACAGAATCCATGTATGGATTTAAAATGTTTACTGAATCAACGTTTTCCATTTTATTAGTTGTACCAGCAGCCATTTTAGGAGTTTGAGGTGTATCTGCCTTTTCAGTACCAAGATCCATTTGTATTATTTCTTGAGTTCCTTCCCCAACAGGACCAAGTTTAGATGCGATTTCTTTTGTACGAGTATTTGGTATTATTGTTCCAGCAGTGTTAGGTTTGAATATTTCCATACCATCTTCACCAATGAGATATGATTTATTAGGAGAAACTGATCCTCCAACCTTTCTTGTTTCCATATTCTTGGCATCATTTATATCTTTTGCAACCAATCCAGCATCAAGTCCAACAGAAACTGCAGTTCCAACACCAGGTATCATAGATGCTGCACCAGATCCTAGTTCTAGTAAAGCACCACCCCAGTCTCCTTTTCTCATCCTATCAATTGCAAATACAGCACCTAACCCAAGACCCACAAATGGTATTTTCTTGAGAAGTGATTTAGCACCTGCTTTACCCACAGTCTTTGTAATTGTTTTAGCAGCAATTTTTTTACCTGTCGTTGCAACAATTTTTTTACCAATAGTTTTAGAAGTTGTTCCTGTAATTTTTGCTGCAATTTTTCCTGCTTGTTTACCACCAACAGCAATACTTAATCTTGTAATTGCTTTACCAAGTTTCGGACCATACTTAAATATTGATTTTGCTAATCTAAAAGCATTTCTTATAAATTTAATGACAGATCGAAGTGCTTTGATAATCTTCCCAATCTTTCGGATCGCCAATGCCACACCAACAAGAACGACACCACCAACTAACCATTTGAAATTATTTACAACCCAACCAAATACTTTTTCTAACTTTTTACGATTTGCTTCGTCAGATAACCAACTAAATGCACCTGTAACTAACTGTCCAGCAAATATTGTAAGTAAAAAATTCTTTATCTTATCAAAGAATCCCAGTGCTGGTGCAACTAATTTTTGTGTGCTTTCTTTTATACCAGAGAATATACTCTTTCTCTTACCTTCTAATTGCTTCTCTTCACCTGCACGTTCACCTTTTTCTAATTTTACTCGAAGATTTTCATTTTCTTCTTTACCTGCTGCGATTCTAGATCGATAATCATTCGCCAATATAGTTCCAATATCAAATATTGCAGCGTTAGTTTCATCCGTATCAGTTCCTGATCCAGATCCAATCTTTAATTTTACTATATTTAATTCATTCGTAGCAATTCTTTTTTTAAGAGCTCCTATAGTTTTAAATATATTTTTAAATCTCTTTTGTTCTTCTTTTAAATCAATCTCTGCTTTGACCTGTCCGAATGATTTTGCATCGATTCTTCTTTTTCTTTTTTTTATACCTTCTGGTGGTATGATTGTTCCACCTCTACCAGAGGGTCTTGGAATAAATCTACCACCACTTTTTCCCATGATAGAACTACTACCATTACCGCTAGGAAAAATGGACTTAAGGTTAGTTACATTAAGTTTTAGATTAGTAGTTTCCACTCTGTTGTGCCTTTAGGTTTTCCTCTTCAATATACTGCTGTAATAACGAAACATAAATCTCACGCTCCCACGGAATCATGTTTTCAATCTCCGTTAAAGAGTATTTATGATGCTGAATCAAGGCAAAATTAATTTTATAGTATGACTCCAGATTTGTATGAGACATACCTAACTGAAAAAAGCAGCCAGTCCCTCCAGTACTACATCAGATTCAACTTTCGTATGTGGATTTGTAACCTTCACTGTATGTGAAAGTTTAGGCATAGTTGCAAAGAAATTTTCAACATCTTTAAATTGTTTAGTATTCAATGACTCAACAAATTCAGATAATTCTTTCTTCGTAGAATCTTTAGAGTTCCAACTTTCTTCCGCATTATATATCATGTCAATACAAGAAGTTATCATTTCCATAGTTGTTGCTATGTCAGAACTTGCTGTATCTGATGTTTCAAAGTTACTTTCAATAAATTGATCAATTGATGGATATTTCAACTTCATTGAAAGTTGATCATCAAGTTTAACTATATTCTTGTGTGATTTATCTTTCTGTATTTTGATTGTGTCAATGTCAATCATGGTAGTGACTTGAGTTTTCTCATCGTCAGGGCATAATAAATTGACTTCAATAGTCTCTCCAACGGACTTACCACGAACGTTAAGAAATAAGTATTCCATATCAAAAGTTGAGAGATTACTTAATTTAATTCCTCTCGTTATAATACAGGCATCTAATATTTCTACAATCGCATCTGTGATTTGTTTCATATCTTCCGATTCAAGTGCCATGATCAGAATTTTTTCTTCTCGTACAAGGAATGGGCGATACTTTATTTTTTTACCGTTAGAAGGTAATACCAACTCATATGTTGGTGTATTAATTTTAGGTAAAGGCATAATGTCTGATACAATTCAGTTTAGTTATTTATACTACTTACGTCCATAATATATCTGTCATAATTAAAACTAACAGTGACTTTCAGAACTTCAGCAGTACCATAAGAAATAGGGATTGAGGTTATCGATTTAGGAAATGCATTGATAAATTGATAATCTAATCTTCTTCTATAGTTCTTTTCAAATTTAGTTACATACATTGTATCACATTTATATGAATCTGGGTACTGTACTCTTCGATAGAATCCTTTTTCATTCTCACCTACATTGGCACCACTTGCAATATAATCCATCCAACCTTCAAATATTCTTAAATTGGTGTAATTTTCATCAATATAAAACGTAAAATCAATATCGGTATAGATTCTTGTATGTGCAAACTCCTGTGGAACACCCATAAAATCACCTTTTACCTCTCCTGTAGTAAAAGCAGACGCTGGTAATGATGCTTCACTGCATAAAATTCCACTTTTCCTCGATATAAAATCTCTTACATTACCAATTCCCATGAATGTAAGATGATTTGTAACTGATGGTTTAAGTGAAGAAAAACTAACTTGATAATAATTTGACTGTGCAAGAGGTGTAAGTGCCTCTTTTGCATCAAACATGTTTATGTTTCTAACTATAGGTTTTGCCACTCTAAATACCTATTAAGACTTTCTGTATTATTTCTATTTATGTCATATAAAGGTAAGTTTAGACCGACCTTCATTAGTAAGTACAAAGGAGACCCCACAAATATCATTTATCGATCATTGTGGGAGAAAAAATTTATGGTCTATTGTGATAAAAATTTGAATGTTTTGGAGTGGGGAAGTGAAGAAATTGCTCTTCCATACCGTTCTCCTGTTGACAATAAGGTTCATAGATACTTCCCAGACTTTTATATTAAAGTCAAAGAATCAACTGGTCAGATTAAAAAATACTTGATTGAAGTAAAACCATTCAAGCAAACAATTGAACCACGAATCAAAAAAAGAAAAACAAAAGCATATATCTATGAAGTTTGTGAATATGCACGTAATCAAGCAAAGTGGAAAGCAGCAGAAGAATTCTGTAAAGATAGATTATGGGAGTTTAAAGTCCTGACAGAAAACGAACTTGGAATCAAATGAGTCGAATTAGTCCAGTATTAAATGAATTGATAGGTATTGAAGACCCTGATGTATTAATGGTTGAGATTCTTGATGTATTGAGTGAAACATCATCAGTACCAAACGTTGGTGAGTATTATACATTTGTATATCAACCAAAATCATCCAATATTAGATATGATGCACACCCATTTGTTGCTGTTACAAATATATTCTCATGGGGTTTCAGTGGAATCAACTTTCATTGGGGTCAAACAAGACAATATACCTTCCAAGAGGTGATTGGAAATCTTCATAAAGTGTATCCAAATGAGATTAGAGACTTACAAACTTTACCTTTTGGAAAAATTCGTATAAATAATTAAAAAAATATCAATGGCATTAGGAACCTGGAAAGTTGATCCTGTAGAAAATCAAATACTTCAAAAGAATTTTGAGGTAACAAAACCTGATGCAACAAAGGCTCACGTTGGTGCGAATGAAGATATAAAGAAAAAAAGATTAAATCAAAAAAGAAATACCCCAACATCAAAATCACAAAGAGCATCGAGAGGTGGTGTTTTAAGATATCCATATCAAGCACTCACAGCACACACAGATTATTTACAGATTGATATAATTGAATACAAGTCAGTCAAACAATCCAGTGGTAGCCTTATTTCAAATCCAGCATCAGGAAATCGTAGGATACAAGGAAGTAAAGTTGTTGGTAGTACAAGACCAAGAGGACTTGCAACAAAAGCACTTTTAAATAATGGATCTATATTACTTCCAATACCAAATTCAGTCCAAGATGGTAACTCTGTTGATTATGGAAGCAGTAAACTAGGCAACCTTCAGGCAACTGCAGCAAGTGGTATTAGAGATGTGATGGATGCTGATTTCACAAAAGGTGGCACACAATATGTTGATGATGTAACAGGAGCTATAAAAGCCGCTGCTTCAAATTTCAACGAAGGAGTTGGTGGTGGTGCTAAAGCAGCAGACTTATTAAAGAAACAATTAACAACACAAGCAGTTGGTATGTTGGGTGGTAATATTACTGTTGATCAATTGATGGCAAGAGAAAATGGAGAAATTTTCAACCCAAACATGGAACTACTCTTTAATGGTCCTACATTAAGAAACTTTAAATTTTCATATAAAATGATGCCTCGTAGTGAACAAGAAGCAGAACAAGTAAGATTAATTATAAGATCATTCAAAAGTAATATGGCAGTTAAGACTAAAGCATCATCTGGTCAAGGTGGATCATTCTTCCTTAAAACTCCAAATATATTTGAATTAAGATATCGCACAGGTAATCAAGATCATCCATTTTTACATAAATTTAAACAATGTTTCTTAACTGATATATCTGTAAATTATACAGGAGAAGCATCACATATGACTTATGCTGATGGAACACCAGTTTCAATGGTCATGGATCTTACATTTAAAGAACTTGAACCAATTTATGATGTTGATTATGATGACACAGATGCAGTAGGTTTCTAATGGGATTTTTCAGAGAGTTTCCAAATTTAAGATATCCATCTTTTTTATCGGATAAATCATCTTCACTAGATTATGTGGAGGTTAAAAATATATTTCGTAGAATTAAATTACGTGATGATTTAAAAAATAATTTTACAGTTTTTAATTACTATCAAATACCTATGGGATATCGACCTGACATGGTTGCAGATGAAGAGTATGGATCACCAGAACTTGATTGGGTAATATTAATGACTGCTGGCATCATAAATGTAAGAAATGAATGGCCACTATCTGATAAGGATGTATATGATTTTGCTTTAGAAAAATATGGAACTAACTTAAATACTGTTAGATTCTATGAAACAAAAGAAATAAAAAATGCCGATGGAAGAATTATACTTCCAAAAGGCAAAGTGGTTGATAATGATTTTGTATTTACTTACTATGATAGTGGTCGTCAATCAGTATCAGGTACAAGTATCAGAACAGGTATTAGTAATTTTGAATATGAAACTCGTGAAAATAATTTAAAGAGACAAATTCAGATATTAAAAATAGAATATTTACAACAATTCTTGAATGATTTTAGAGATATCATGGTATATGATAAATCGTCACAGTACGTTGATGAAACGACTGCGACGACTGAAAATTCAAACCTTATGGGTTCGTATTAGGACTCTGCAAGTTTAGCAAAGTAAGATAAAGTATCATCATCTTCATCACTGGCAAGTGATGTAGGTTCTGGAGTTTTTCCAAGACCTTCACTTAAGTCATCAAGATCTCTAACTGAACCACGAGTTGTCTCTTCTTCAAAGACTTCGGGGTCAGATGGACGAGAACTTGCAACACGTAAAACATTTTCTAAACGTTTTTTAAGTTCATCATATGTTTTAAACTGGTCGGTAGCAACTAATTCTGCAAGTGAGAATTGTTTCTTCCATAGACCTTCAAGTGCGTCATCGTCATCAAGTAATGGAGTTACAGCAGCAAATTCAGAACTATCATAGTTTCTAAATCCCGCTACGTTTTTTGCCTTTAACTTGAAGTTAGCACCCTGCCAGAAATCAAATGGATCAATTGCTTCTTCATCTTCAAACTCTGGTTGCATTGCTGCAGTAAGTTTGTCAAAGATTTTCTTACCATATTTGAATAAGAATACCTTTCCTTCATTATCTGGATTTGCAGGATCTTTTACAACGTAGATATTAGAAACATAAGTTAATTTACGCTTCTGCTTTCTAGCAGTTTCTTTTCCTGCATCTGTGCCATTGTTCCAGAGTTGAGTGTTATATTCAGACACTGGATCTTTTTGACCCAAAGTTGTTAGGGAATTTTCAATGTACCATCCGCCTGGTCCTTGAAATGCGTGAGAATACAGTTTTACAAACGGTAAATCTTCACCATTAGGAGCAGGTAAAAAACGGATTATAGCATATCCATTACCACCTTTATCAACATCTAATTTCCAGAGACGATCATCTGTAGATCCCCCTGTATTATTCATTTTTTCAACTTCTTTAACAAGTTTAGCTGTTAAAGAGCCTAGCTTTGATTGCTTTTTAAGACTAGCAAACGACATTTGGATTACCTCGGATTAATTGGATTTGGTAGATTACTTGTATAGTATAGCAAAGAAACTCTTATTGGTCAACTGCTGACCGTAGAGTTTGTATTGTCTTGTACATGGCATCAAAAAGATATGGCATGTCTGTACCATCAGGAAAACCCATGACCATGATGCTCTTTTTAAGATCATCTCTCATTTGTTTCGCTTCTGGGTCATCAGAAAGAGATAGACGAGTATACATAATTTTTTGTCTTTCTAACAAGTCAACTAGCATGTCAATATGTTCAATACGATCTTCACGAGACATACCACCAAAAGAGAATAAACTTCCATAGACAGATTCTTGGAGTTCATTAATTTCTTTTAGTTCTTCACGTACTATTTCTGAATCGAAAAAATTACTCATTGATTAGTTCTCGTAAAAATTTTTTATATTGAAACACATTAATATTTAGGAAAGGAAGATATTTTTTTAATTTAAGACTTACGGATTCCCACACAGGATCTTTCAGTTTTTCATCAAAGTTTTTTCCAAAAGAAAAGATTTTCTCGAAGATTGCGAAGGTTTCTAAACTTATGCTTCCTCCTAGATACCTTTTGAGTATTAATGGGTGTCCTTTCGAGCAGTTGAATACTTCTTCTAATTTGTTCTCGGATAGTAATTCCTTTGATTGTTCTTTGAACAAGTAAGTTAAACTCTGCTGTCGTCTCATCCAATCTGCGTACGTTCTTTCTCCAGAGTTTATTATTTCTCCAATCCATAAATTTTGTGGTGTTTCAGTAGTAATAAAGTTTGATAAAAGAAAATCTGTAATTTCTTGGTCTGAATATTTTCTTGATGTTTTTTCAAACCAATACTTATCTTTTCTTTTATTGAAAGATGTAATGGTCGCTCTTGATTTGCCACCATACTTAAAAAAGTCATACTTACTGTTTGTAAAATGACTTTTCATTGAAAGATATGTCTGATAGGTTTCAAACGGTGTCACTTTGGTTTTCAACATCACGAGATTCTAATTGTGTAATTGCGTCAACAGGAACTTCATTATCACCGATACGATACCAGTGTTCTAATTTTCCTGATTTATAACTTTCACGTTTTCCAAGATATTCGAGATCATGAAATCTATGTTCTCTTAACATTGCTTGTAAACGGTGGTGTGTCAAATCTGATTGAGAGACTTTCATAATGGGAGTTTAGCACGAGATGTCTTTTTCATAAAGTTGAGTCGTGTAGCATCCCATTTAAGTCTTTCCTTCAATGGTTTTGAAACAACCTTCTTTATAGAGTCTACCTCAAGATTGTTAATTTCGCAATAGTGTAATATTGCGTCAATATAATTTAGATTTTCCTCTGCCACGATTTTTTCAATCTCTATGGCAAATTTTTGCGGAGTAAGGAATTTACTCGCAATCGCTTTTTCTAATTCTTTATTCGGTTCCATAGAGCTCCAATTTGTCTCGAACAAACTTTTCGATATACTCGGTGAGAAGTTTAATATACTTCGCTTTGTTTGTTTCTTCATAAACTACACATTCTCCATTTTCACAAGCCATTATAATGACTAATTTTTTAACAGTAATACCCGTAAGTTCATACAACATACAACCATATGCCATACACTGAACAAAATAATGTTCTATCCACTTACGTGGTTTGGGTTTTTTTGAAGTCTTGAAGTCAATTATCGCTAACTCACCATCATACTCTGCAATACAATCAACAGTACCTGCAATACCAAGTTGTTTACTATAAAGAGATCCTTCTAGTGCATGTATATTATTTATAAGGTTAAGTTTGGATTTAGAAATCTTAAATAGGAACTCTGCCATTGGTTGAACAGGTGGCAAATCACCATTTTTAAGATAATTTTCCGTTAATGTATGCATATCTGTACCACGGCTTGTAGCAGCTTTTGTGATACGATCTGCTTCTTCATTACCAACCCTTTTTCTCCAATTTACAAATATCTCTTTATTATAGTGACTTGTAATTGAAGTAATTGAAACTAATTTTAGTAATTCATCATTATCTGGAATAGAATAATAACGAACCCCCTCAACTGTCTCCCTTTCAAGTTTAGGGAGATCTACTTTGACAAAATCAAACATTACATACCTAATTGCATTTTAGCGACGATGTATTCTTTTACAAGACCAGAGCGAACTATGTCTTCTATACCAAATTCTATCATTTCAAATGATGGCATGGTGCGAATAACTTTCATGAAATCAATAATTCCATTTTTTTCATTGGTTTTTTGTAAATCTGTTTGAGTAGCATCACCACAGAAACAAATTCGACTGTTTTCTCCAACTCTTGTTATTATACTATCTAATTCGTGAAAATTCAAGTTTTGGAATTCATCAACTAAAACAATACAGTTATCAAGTGTTGTTCCCCTCAAAAATGAGGTACTCCAGAATTTAATAGTCTCTTGTGCTTTGAGATTACCATAGAGCATTTCAAAATCTGCATCTGATGGCATCTGGAACATATATTTTACCATATTTTTATATGGAATTTGGTAAATATCTGCTTTATCTTCATGATCACCTGGTAAAAATCCTATCTCACGACAAGCAACAAGAGATCTCACCAAATATATTTTCTCATATGGTGTATTATCATCAAGAACATCATTTAGAGCATTATATAAAGTAATAAAGGTCTTTCCAGTTCCTGCTGCACCATAGGCAACAATATGCTTACCGCTTGTGTAAGCATCAAACAATTTTTTCTGATGATCTGATAGTGGTTCAATATCTACCAAATAATCACCATTTAATGGTTTTTT